CGGGTCATACGCAAGCCGCACCAGCTTGAGATCAATCATGCAGAGCACGACCTGCGCCGACGTGACGCGGCACCCAAGCGTGATCGACCAGCGAGCGGCAACCGCCGCCATGGAGACCGCCGGATTGCCATAGGAGTCATCGCGCTCAGCCATAACCATGGCGGCATGCCGAAGCATCCGTGCGGATCCTATGCGATCGCGCCGCGTTTGCCGCTTAGGAGGTCGCCGTCGCATCACGAGACCTCCTGTTGCATCGGAATCGGCATCGCCTGGGCGACGAGATCAATTACGGCGCCGATCACGGATGCGGGTTGAGCGTTGCCAAGCCGGCCCATGCTCGCGGCGAGATCTGATGGCTCGACACCGTGCTGCAGTAGCAGCGAGACGACGACGCAGGCATCGGACAACAGTCCATCCAGCGTCGATCCGGTCCGCGTGCCATGGGTGAAAACTTCGCCTGGCCGGCCGTCGGGATAGAACCCGACGGTGACCGTGAAGCGGCTGCCGCCGTGCTCGAGGTCTGAGGTCGCGGCGAAACGACGGTTCGGGAGGCGCGCCCGTGTCATCGCACACCTCCCTCGGTCTCGATCGCCCACAGCAGGATGGCGATCGCGTCCGCCTCGTTGTCGTTGGCGGGCGCAAACCCACGCGCGCGCACGGCGGCAATTACGGCTTGCTTGTCGGCGTTCCCCTTGCCGGCGATGAAGCGTTTGATGGTGCCGACGGGGACACCTTGGTAGGCAACGCCGCGCTGCTCGCACCAGGCCGAGAGCGTTGCCAGCAGGCCGCCGAACACATGCGCCGCATCGGTGCCGACATGCCGGCGCACCTCCTCGTAGTGCACAGCGCCCAACAGCCCAGCATCGGCGGCAAAACCATCGAGCCAATTGCGGAAGCGCAGGTAGCGGATCCCGCCACCGTCGTAGCGGCTGGGGCGGAACGATACCGTGCCGCTGGTGATGGGCCCCGCGCCGTCCCGCATGGCCCAGCCGGTGGTGGTCCCGAGATCGAGTGCAAGGATCGAAGCTTGTGCGCGATCCAGAATTTCTGCCGCAGGTGGGATTGCATTGCCGGCAGGCAGAGTCAGAGTCGTCGAAGCCATGGATGGTCTCCGTTCAGGGAATCGTTCGTGGTGAAGGACGGCGGCGGTCTGGTGCTTGGCTGCGCGGGCCGCCGTCGTCTGGCTTTGCGGAATTGGAGGCGCCGGGTGGGCCGGTGGCATGCGGGGGGCGGCACATCACAGCACCTCCTTCAGCCAGTCCGGCGGATTTGAGATCGGGTAATGTCGTTCCGAACATTCACCAGCACATTCACGGTCAGAAGCCGTTGATTTTGCTAGCTCAGGTGAATGTTGTGAATGTTGTGACTGTTTTTCCGTGCTCTCTATCGCGCGGGCGCGCGCACGCGCGCACGCGTAGGGTCTGGAAGAACATTCACCACATTCACGAGCGTTGTCTATCTCGTTGGTTTGACTCAGATTTTCGCCGTGAATGTTGGCTTTTAAACATTCACGAACATTCACAACATTCACGGCTGGTGAATGTTGTGAATGTTTTTCCGTGCTCGTTTTTTCATCTATGACGAGCCGCCAGCGCTGAGCGCCCTGCAGAGTGCCGCAAATTTCAGCACGCACCGAAATGCTCCTGAGCTGGAACACCCGATCGCGCAAGCGGCCCAGCGCTTTACCGAGGCGGATGCGCTGCGAACGGTCATTACCAGACCCAAGCGGCAGTGGCGGTTCGCACGTGAGCGCCGTCTCATAAAGATCGTTGGCTCCGACCTGTGCCGTACCGAAGCGATCCCACCAGGCGGCGACAAAGCTGCGCCAGATCACGCCTTCGCCATCGGAGGCTTGCATCATCTCTTCGATGTTGCCGAGGAAGCCGTCGATGCCGGCGACCTGGAGCACGCCTCCCAAGATCTGCGCCCAGTTCTCGTAGCTGCCGATGGTGCGGGCGCCGCGCGGACGTCCGGCGGCGATCCAGGCCTGACAGAGAGTGAGACATGCGCTGACGAGCGGCGCGCGGTTGGCACGAACCCAGGTCATGAGATCGGGATGGCGAAAGCCCGCGCGCTGCCATGGCCGCTCGACATGAGCATCGAGCCGAATGCGCAGGATGCGGCGCGCCATCTCATTGGAAAATTCCGGATTGTTGCCGGTGGCGATCCAGATGCAGCGGATCGGCAGGCGTGCCATCTCGGACGCGCCGAGGATGCGGTCTTCCCAGAACGGCGCGGTGAGCGCGGCAGCGACCGCGGCGCTGTCGAGCTTGTTGCGCAGATTGTCGATCAGGACGATCGAGGGAACTTGCCGGAGCTTGGCGGTTACGCGCTTGCGCCATTCCTCATCGTCGCGGCCCTCGGTCATGACGGAGGCGCCGGCGCCGGTGAGGATGGTGGCAATCGCATCGACCATCAGCGTCGCACCGGTGCCGGGGCTCGGCTTTTCGATCAGATGCAGCGGCGTGGGCCCATCGACCATGGCGCGCAGGAAACCGAGCAGCAGCAGCGCCACCGCATGCGCGCGCTCGGCTTCCGAAACGAAGGGAAAGTCGCCCAGGAGATCGTCGCAGATGAGCTGGCGTGCAGCTGCGACTTCGCCGGCCGAGGGCCGCTGTGGGATCGCGGGCACGTCGAAGCCGGGTGCAGGGCAATAGAGCAGTCGGGCATCTGGATGATAGCCGGGTGTGGTCAGAAGGCGGCCATGGCGGCCGAAGACAGGCGCGCTGACGATGCCGACCAGCACCGGCAGCCCGGGATCTGGTGTCGCCAGGATCGATTTGACGAGCGCCGTCGGCGGATGGGTTGGCACGAGCTCGCCCTTGGCATTGAGGCGTCGCCAATCGGCAAGCCGTGCAAGCATGTGACGCAGCCGCTCGTCGGTGAGTGCAACGGCCGCGGGACGGCCCTCGTCGTCTGGCACGACCCAGGTTGCCAGCCCCGCGTACCGAAACAGCCAGGGCGTGCGGTTGGAGCCAAGCAGCAGGCTCCAGGCCCGGTCGACAGCGCGGGCGAGGTCGCCCTCGTCAGCGCGCATTAGCGGAAGCGAAGAATCCTGTAGAGCGTAATTCAGCGGTCGGTGCTGTCCGACCGCCGGTGATGCATCGTCGCTGACCTCCGGGCGTGAAGCGAGTTCGATCACATCGCGCACGGCCTGCGGTCCGTCGCGCAGCAGGAGATCGTTGAAGTCGTCGCCCTCCTGCGGCGGCAAAACGATGGAAACCTCGCGGTCTTCACCGCGCAGCCGGCGTGCCGCAGTCTCGGCAGCACGGAGGCCGGCGCCTGACGCGTCATGATCGGCGAGGATCAGGATCCGCTTGGCGACAACCGGCAAGATGACCTGCTCGAGGCCGGAGGTGGAGAGCGTCGCCCAGACCGGCAGGTCTGGACAAGCGGTGATCGCAGCAAGGCCGGACTCGACGCCTTCCGACAGCGCAAGAACGTTGTTCTCGTTCAGCGCGGAAAGCCGTACTGCGCCCGTACCATTCTTGCCCAGGACCATGCGCGGCTTCGGCACCGGCGCCTTCGTTACCTTGCCGGGGTCGTTCGCATCGACGTGCAGGTAAGTCCGGTGCAGCGCGATAATGTCGCCAGCGCAGTTACGCACCAGGCCAAGCATGGCCGGGTAGCCGGTCTTCGTCTCCCAATGTGTCAGGTCGGGATGGAATAGAAGGTCGACACCTTCCGGCACGAAAAGACCGCGGTCGTGCAGATAGGCAGCCGCCGGCGAGTTGCCGAGCGCCTGAGCGTGATTGAGGATGAAGACGATCTCGCGCGCTGTCTCGGCGTCGCGATCGTCGGCGGCCGTCGGCGGCGGCGCCTGACGGATCGGCGCGCCGGGCGACCATCCCGCCAGGTCGGCGGCATGCGCAAACAGATCGCGACCATTGAGCCCTGTTGCTGCCTCTATGGTGCTGAGCGGCCCGCCGCCCTGGCCGCCGTCAAACTCGTGCCAATCCCCTGCATGATCGCCGCTAAGCGCAATGACGCAGCTACCCTGCTTGCGCGGCGCCGCGCCGTTGATGTCGGCGAGCCGCCATTCATCACCCGCGCGCCTGCCGTTCGGAAACAGCCGCGGCACCCAAGCGTGCGCGCTGGCGCGCAGGAGCGCCACGATGGCGTCAAGGTCGAAGCGGATCTGCGGCGCTGGCGGCGGACGGGTGTCGTTGAGATCAATCAAGGATCGCAAGCCCCCATTCCGCCCGCGTGATCGCGGTATAGAGCCAGCGCGAGCGATCCTCGGCAGTGCGGCCGAGCCCATCGTCGAAGACAACGACATGCGGCCAGGAACTGCCCTGCGCCTTGTGGCAGGTAATGGCGTAGCCCCAGACGGTCTCGATCAGCCCGCGCATTTCCTTCCAATCGCGGCGAAGGCGATCGCTGTCGAAGGCCACATGATCGTCGTAGTGACCCTTATAAAAGCGGTTCCTTCCAGCGATTGTTACGCCATCCTCGGTAGTCACTGAGGCGCTGAAGGACAATTGATCTTCATGGCGGATGTCGGTGAGCGACACGAACATGCCGTTGACGAGCCCGAGGTCATGCCGGTTCTTGAGGCAGATGATCTTCTCGTCTCCGCCAGCAGGGTGCGGGCCGCAAAAGCCCGCGGCATGCTTCATGGCGGCGTTGAGCTGGATCCGCGTGGCGTTACGGCCGCAGATCACCTGACCGCCACGCAGTAGCTGTTCGGCGGTGACTTCGGTCCGGCGCATCTTCCAGACATGCTGGTCATGAGCGCCGTAGGGAATCGACAGGCCCTGCCGCGCCATTGTGGCCAGGCGAATGATGGCGCTTTCGCCCGCCTGCCGATGGATTTCTGTCAGCATCACGTCGGGCGTGACATCCGTAAATGCGCCGGCGCCCTTGATCGGCGGTAATTGGCCGGGATCGCCGAGCACCAGGATGGGTTTGCCAAAGGCGAGCAGGTCTGCAGCCATCTCAGGCCCGACCATCGACACCTCATCGAGCACGATCAGATCGGCATCGCGCACCATCGACTGCTCGTTGAGCAGAAACCTGGGCTGATGCACATCGGCGAGGCGAAGTTCGAGCCGCTTGAGCCGCTCTATGGCGAACAGCAGTTCTGCTGGCGGGAGAGTCCCGAGTTTTACTCGAATGTCCGCCGCTTCCTGTTCAACGCGCGCGATCTCTTCTGACGTTGCCTCCGAGACCCGATAGATCAGACCATGGATGGTCGAGGCGGGAGTGCCCTTGCGCGTCATCACCAGCGCAGCCTTGCCCGTATAGGCGGCAAACAGCACGCCGCCCTTGGCACTGCCATCCCGGCTCATGGGCGAGAGGCCGAGTGCCTCGATGACATGCCGCGTTATGGTGCTCTTCCCTGATCCGGCATAGCCGAACAGGCGAAACACAGGCTTCTTGCGATGCGGGTCGCGATTCCAATCGACGATCGCGCCGATGGCGGAAGCCTGCTGCGGTGACGGCGTGAAGGTCATGCTTCGCCCCCCCAGCAGCGCTGTGCATAGGCGCACCAGCGGCACAGATAAAAGTCGGCGTTCTGGGCGATACGGGGAAGTAATTCTCCGTCTTGCGCGGCCCGAACGATCTCGACGGCCTTGTCGGACAGCGCCTGCGCGGCAGCGGCGTCGAACGGCACCACCTCATGATGCAGTGCCTGCGAATCCTTATGGAGCGCGGTGAGCAGCGCCGAGCCGATCTCCATATACGCCATGTAGATCTGCAGCTGCGCGTAGTAGACCGGCCTCGAGAGCTGGACCCCTCGCTTGACGAGATCAGTCCACGACTTTGCATTGAGCGTCTTGTGCTCCCAGAGCGCTGGCCAAGCGATGCCGACATCGGGACCTGCGACGATCACGCCGTCGATGTGGCCGCGGATGCGCCCGCCGGCGATCGAGAAGCCGAACTGCCGGCCGTCCTGTCCCCGGTCGCGCAAATCAAAGCCTGACTTGCGCAGCCAGCGCACGACCAGCGCCTCGAATTGGTGGCCGGCATCGAAGATGCGGAGCGTCTGACCCCCGAAGCCTTTGCCTTCATCGACCGGTGTGTTGGTGAGTTCGTAGACGAGCTTTCGCTTACATGGCTCGCCGATGCGGCTGCCGCCGAGGTAGTCACGGGGAGATTGGCGACGGGTCTGTTCCACCAATGCCTGGTCGATCAGCGCGTTGATACGCTGAGCAGGCGTTGCTGCTGCGGGCAGTCCGCAACCGTAGACGAGACCTGATCCGGAATTGAGGTCGATCATCAGCGCTGCCTCAAAATGGAATATCGCCGTTGAGCGACTGGCGCTGCATCGAGTCCTGGAATCCGTCGACGCAGGCCTCGATGATGCGGTCGATTTCGGCCGTGCTCCTGTCATGGAACGGCGCCATCAGGTTCAGTTCCGTCAGCACCTCGGCGAGGAAGCGGCGCGCGTCCTTGATCGCCCGCTGCTCCATGTCCGACTTATCGATCATCCCCTTGTTTCCTTTTGCGATGGCAGCTCCCGCGCTCTGACAGCGGAGCGAGCAGAAACCGAAGGTCGGATAGCGGTCCGGCCGCAGTTCATGGGTGTAGTAGAAGCCGCGTGTTGCCCGCCCGCAGATGGCGCAGACCCTCACCCCAACAGCAGTGTCGAGAACCTCTGCGACGCGGTGTCGTCGGGGCGTTGCACGATCCGCTGCGAGGTCAGCACGATGAAGCGGCTGATGGCGTTCTGCGCCATCGCCTCGAGTTCGCGCATGGTCAAAGAGCGGATTGGCCGATGCAGCCTTCCTCTTGCCTCGAGCCATTCGCCGATCGCCAATGCTGCTTCATGCGTGGTGTGGGCCTGCCATTCTTCAGCTGTCATGGTTCAGCCATTGAGCCATGCGGGTCCGGCAGGTTTTGGCGCTGCGGCCGGCGCAGTACCCCAGGCCGGGGCAGCGGAGGCGTGCGCAGGCGGCGATTGCACAAGTTGACCGCTCTGTGGGGCGACTCCAGACCATGCCGGTTGCGCCGACTTCGGTGTGGCGCCGCGCGAACGGCTCGGGCTCGCTGGCACGTCGTTGCCGTCCATGACAGGCTTCCATTCCTTCTCGGTCGGCAGCACCACGCGGTCGAGACGGTTCTGGTCGCCGTAACGAGGATCCTCGCTGGCCTCGACCTTAACCTTTGCGATGAAGGTGATACCGCCGAGGTCGGCAAGACCGCGCAGGATGCGCTTCTGCTTGGCCGCGTCGCTCATGTCCTGCGGGTCGAGCCCGAGCGCGCTGTCGATCATGGCGCGGAACGTGCTTTTGGAGATTTTCCAGGCGATCGAAACACCGCTCTCATCGACCTTGCCGCCCTGCACCGTGAACATCTGCCAGAACTTGCGCTTGGCGTGCAGCCCTTCCAGCACCGTGAACTCGCAGTCGAGCATGCGCACATCGCTGGACGGATCCTTGGATGCGCGGAGCAACCCGCGGTCGATTTCTCCCTCGCCATCGATTCCGCCCGGTCGGATGGTCATGGTCACTTTGGCGAAGGTGCCGTCGGGTATCAGTTCGCCGCTCTTCTGCGGTTCGGCGTCATTCATATCGAAGCTCATGGCTCGTCATCCTTTCCTGGTGGCATTGATCTTCGTGAGGAGGGCGCCGAGGTCCGGCGGCTCGGTGATGCCGAGACGACCACTTCGATCTTTCGCCGGCAGGCCGAAGGGATTACCGGAGCGGCAAACGAGGCGGCGGACATCGCCGCGCTCGGGATCATGCCGCCATGCGTCGCCGTCGGGTGCGAACAAGCTGAGCGTGATCACCTGATCAACGATGCCGGGAAGTTCGCGCGCAGCCTTGCCCCCTTCCATCTGCGGCTGCCAGGTCACGCGGTTGAATTCGTCGGTGACGCGTTCGAGAATGCCGACAAAGATCACCGTCTTGCCTGGCGCGTGCTGCAGATGCTTGAGAAGGGCGATGACCTCGCGCGCGAGCAGCCCATAGGCGCCGCGAGTATCCGGCTTGCCGGTCTTGTCCGAGAAGGCTTCCGGTCGCATCTTCGCCCAGGCCATGGCTTGCCGGGTCAGATCGGTGATGCTGTCGACAAAGATGATGCTCTTTTCTGCGATCATGCCGACCAGATCGGGATAGCTCTCGGCGAGATGCCGGTAATGCCCCTCCGAGAAGAAGCTCGACGGATCGGCCGCAGGATTGACGCCGCCTACGAGGCACCCGATATCGAGCGCGTCGGCGAAGGTGCGCACCGCGATGCTATCGCCCCGCCAGTCTTGGACGGATTTCATGCCGGCCTCGAGATCGATGCACAGCGTCTCCTCAGGCGGCAATGTCCTCAGCAGCGAGGTCTTGCCGGCTCCGCTCGGGCCGAAGATCGCCATGGTGGTCTTGATACCGGCGCCGGACAGGCGCTCGTCGGCCGAGATGATCCGCAGCGCCATCACAGGCCTCCCTTGATGGACTCGAAGCGATAGGAGGGCTTGCCGGTCTCGACCGTGCGGGCCAGCTCGAATGCAGCGCGAATACGCTGGGGCCAAGCGCCGTAGGCACGCTCGGAAACCGAGTACTCAAGCGTGACGTATTCGTTGGGATCATCGCCGCCGGCGCGTATGCGCTCGACGACCTGGGCCAGTCCGGGCTGCTCCCATTTCACGCGTTTCGGTAGATCGGCAACAACGATGATGTCGCCATCCTCGATTCGCACCGAGCCTGTATCCTTGCCCACGCTGCGGCGCAGAGCCGCGGCACGATCGCGGTATTTGAGGTCTAGGCCAGTATCGAACCGGTCCTTGAGGCGCTTCGCACTTGCGAGCAGGTCCGCCACGTCCTGCTGCAGCAGAGCCAGCAGCTCGGCTGGCAAGGCGGCGATGTCACCAATCGACGCGGTCGCCAGGTCGTCGAGCGTGACCCTGTTGCGGATCGACATGCGGGCGGTCTCCTTGATGATGGCAATGCTGGTGGATGAGCGGATCATCACGCGGCCTCCGCAAGCAGCAGTGACGACAGCGCCGGCGTTTCTGGTCGCAGGCGAGCGATGGCGAGGTAGCTGAACCGGCTTTCGCCGAGGCGGCGCTGCACCAAATGAACAAGCTGCTTCTCGGCCGCCCATAGCGCGCGGTTCGCGAGCTGGATAAGCTCAAGTCGCTCGGCGGTGCCAAAGCCGCTGATATTCGGATCGGTGTCGAGGACGAGGAAGCCGCGGTGATACTCGAGCGCATCATTGGGTGCGGCCTGGCTCAGCCAAGCACACAAGTCGATCTCGCTCACGAGTGGTTTGTGACGACGTGCGATCATCGCCCACCTATCTCGGTGCGCAGCGTGCTGGTGCGCAGCTGCTCGGCCTCGTAGGCCTCGATGTCCTCGATGCGATAGACGACCCGGCCGCCGAACTTCAGGAAGCGCGGCCCCTGCCCGGTCCAGCGCCAGCGCTCCAGTGTGCGATGACTGACGCTCCAGCGCTGCGCGACTTCAGCTTGTCTGAGATGTTTGGTTGGCAT